TATTAACACACCAACAGGTGATGTTGCAACTAAAGACGGAACACAAACCCTTACAAATAAAACATTAACTAGTCCAGTTATCAACACACCAACAGGTGATGTTGCAACTATAACTGGAACTCAAATTCTTTCTAATAAAACAATAGATACTGGATCAAACTCAATTACAGGTACGTTATTTACTTTTGCTGATGATACATCATCAACTAATACTATAGTACAAGGAGATACTTTAAAATTTTCTGGTGGTAACGGTATACAAACAACTTTAAGTGGAGATTTAATTGAAATTAAAGCTTCAGGAATTACAACTACAGAAATAGACGCAAATGCTAATATTGCAAATTCACAATTAGCAAACAATTCAGTTACTATTGGTTATACAGCAGTTGAATTAGGAACAAGTGCAACTAATGTAAGTGGATTATCAATAACTGGTTCTGCTTATATAACAATTAACGGACAAGGATCAGCAATAAGATTTAATCATCCTAACCTTGCTAGTTTTCCTACAGCGGCAACTTATTCAGGTTCGCCTGCTTTAGATGAAGCAACACTTAAACCTTATATCGCTTCAGCGTCAGGTTGGATAAACTTATTAACAGAAAATGATCCTGTTGAAAGACACTCAAATGTTAATGTAACAGGAATTTCAGATGGACAAGGACTTGTTTGGAATGCTTCAACAACAAGATTTGAAGCAGGTTCACTTGGTGGAACAATTGGTAGATACGAAGACGCTTCAGCAAGATTTGCAGTAACTTATAATAGTTCAACTTCATATAGATTTACTTCACACTATGGAACACTTGATAATCCAACACTTTATATAAAACAAGGTACAACTTTTGCTTTTGATTTATCTGCTTTAGCAGGATCACATCCTTTTGCTATACAAACTTCAAGTGGTGCTTACAATTCAGCAAATAGAATTTCAACAGGATTAACACACGTTGCTACAGATGGAACAGTTACAACAGGATTAAATGCTCAAGGTCAAACAAGTGGTGTATTATACTTTGACGTACCACACGACCAAGCTGGACCTATATATTACGTATGTACTGCTCATTCAAGTATGGCAGGTACAATACAAGTTAATCCAAAATCTGAAGTTGGTCTTAATAACTCACAACATTGGTTATTAACATCCAATTTATCAACAACTGGAAGTTCATCTTTTGCAGATATAGTTGCCAATCTATCAGAAAGTTCGGTAACAGGATATGGCAGATTAGGTGATCCTATGACTGAATCATCTGGAGTATTTACTTTTCCATCTACTGGTATTTGGGAAGTAGAAGCTATATACAACTTTTCTGGTGCTGATGGTTATGGAAGAGGTGAAATTAAAGTAACTACTAATAATTCAACATATTCAACGGTTGCTCAATCGCAAGAAGAAACTGATAATGATGAATACGCAAATATATCATTGATGGCACAAATTGATGTAACCGATACTTCACAGGTAAAAGTCAAGTTTACACAAGGTGGAACAGTACCTACGCTTGCAGGTGATTCAGGTTATATGAGAACAGGATTTAAATTTAAAAGATTGGGAGATACGTAAAATAATTAGTATAAATATATGAAAGAGGATAATTAATGCCAGCAATTATAACAAATAAATTCAGAATTCACAACTCGGAGCAATTCCAAGAAGCATTTTCTGAAGCCGCAGGAAATACTTTCTATTTAGGAATAGGAAGACCTCAAGGCTTTACTACTTCAACAAGAGGAGATGGTAGAACAAATAACGAGGGTACAGACGCATTACCTGTTATTCCTGCAGACAATGAAAACACACAAAATTTTATATATGATAGTATGCTCGCTTGTAAAAAAATTGCAAGCACAAATGCTGGATTTGTAGTTCCTAGAAGAAATTGGACGACTGCTACTGTATATGATTATTACAGACACGATTACGGAGAATATGTAACAGGTGGAACAACAGCACAAACTTCAACTAGTGGTGCCGCTACTTTATATGACGCAACTTTCTATGTTTTAACTACAGCAAGAAACGTATATAAATGTTTAGATAATAATAACGGTGCAGTTTCAACTGTAGAACCTACAGGAACATCAACAACAATATTAACAACTGCTGACGGATATAAGTGGAAATATATGTACACTTTAACTGCTTCTCAACAAGCAGATTTCTTATCTGTAGATTTTATGGCAGTTGCTACAAACGCAACAGTAAGTGCTGCCGCTGTAGATGGTGCAATTAACATAGTTAAAATTAAAACAGCAGGTTCTGCTGGTACAGACGGAACACACGCAGGTGTTCCAATACGAGGAGATGGATCAGGTGGTATATGTTCAGTAACTATAACTTCAGGTGCAGTTACAGGTGTAACCGTAACTACTCCAGGATCAGGATATACTTTCGGGTATATTAAACTTGCAGATATAAATTCTGCTGGTGGTGGTTCATTAATTAGTACAGAATTAGATGTAATAATTGAACCAAAAGGTGGACACGGATTTAATGCAGTACAAGAGTTAGGTGGTTTCTTTGTTATGTTAAATACAAGTTTAGAAGGAACTGAATCAGCTAATTCAGGTGACGTAACTGTTGCAAACGATTTTAGACAAGTAAGTTTGATAAGAGACCCTAAATCTGGAGGCGTTGCCGCTACTGCCAACACATTAAGAGCAACTTCAGCAGTTGTTGGATCAGGAAGTACAGGAACATTTTCAGTTGACGAAAAAATTTCACAAGCAAGTACAGGTGCAGTTGGAAAAGTTGTAGAATGGGATCCATCAAATAAAATATTATATTATATTCAAACAAGACACAATGATGAGGGAGTAGATAGCAACGGTAATCAAACAGCGTTTAGTGGCACAAATATAATTACAGGTGCAGATACATCAGCGACTTTAACACCTGCAACAACAACAGGTACAGTTAATAGCCAAACTTTTGTAAGTGGATATTCTAGTTCAGAAATAGACCACGGTTCTGGTGAAGTAGTCTATGTAGAAAATAGAGCACCAATCACTAGAGCTGCTGACCAAACCGAGAATATCAAACTGATTATAGAATTTTAGGAGAGATAAATGCCAAGTCCAACAGATTTTAATTTATCGCCCTATTATGATGACTTTAACGAAAGTAAAAAGTTTCATAGAGTTCTTTTTAGACCAGCATTTGCTGTACAGGCGAGAGAATTAACACAAGCACAAACTCAATTACAAAATCAAGTAGAAAGGGTATCAGACCATCTATTTGAAAAAGGTGCTATGGTTATACCTGGTGAAATTGGGTATGACTTAAATTACACTTCAGTAAAACTTTCAGCAAAATCAAACTCAACATTAGCAGATTATAATGGATTAACTTTAACAGGTGCAACTTCAGGCGTTGTTGCAAAAGTTATAGGTGTTGCAGTTGCAGATGGAACGGATCCAGATACATTATATGTAAAATATAAACAATCAGGATCAGATAATGTGGCTGCTACTTTTTCAGTAAGTGAAACATTAAATTGTACAATTAATAGTTTACCTGCTACAGCAACTGTTGCTTCAGTTCATACAGGTTGCGCTGCTGAAGTTCAAAAAGGAGTTTATTACATTAATGGATATCACGTTGAAGTTTCACAACAAACAGTAGTACTTGACAAATATACAAACACACCTTCATATAGAGTTGGTTTATTAGTTACAGAATCTTTTGTAACTCCAAATGAAGATGGAAGTTTAAATGATAATGCTCAAGGATCATCAAATCAAAATGCTCCAGGTGCTCATAGATTTAAAATTCTTTTAACATTAACTAAAAAATCTTTAACTGCTACAGATGACGCAAACTTTGTAGAGTTATTAAGATTAAAAAATGGTATTATTCAAAACCAAGTTAGAACAACAGAATATGCTGTAATAGAAGATACTTTTGCTCGTAGAACATATGACGAATCTGGTGATTATGCATTAAGAGATTTTGATTTAGATTTAAGAGAACATTTACTATCAGGAGATAATAGAGGTATATATTCATCAGGTGATGGTGGGGACGCAGATAAAATTGCTGCTGGTATGGGACCAGGTAAGGCGTATGTTCGTGGTTATGAAATAGAAACAGTTGGTACAACTTTTATTGATGTAGATAAGACTAGAGATTTTGATACAGAAAATAATTTTAAAACAAGATTTAATTTAGGCAATTACTTTAAAGTTAATAACGTTTATGGTTCGCCAGATATTGGTTTCGTTTCAGGTGATTCAGAATCATTTAAAAATGTAGCTTTATATAATACAGCAACAGATGTTAGAGGTACTCCTAATGTTGGTTCTCTTTCAGGAATAACTTCAATAGGAAGAGCAAAATCAAGAGGGATGGAATATTCTTCTGGTACTGCTACAAACAATGTATTTTCAAGAAATACTTTAACAAGTGCTGTTTATAAACATTATCTATTTGATATAGAAATGTTTTCTCATTTAAATATTTTAGAAGCAACATCATTTACAACTGGTGAAACTGTAACAGGTGGTACTTCAGGTGCAACTGGTGTAGTTCAAGGAATTTCTACAGCAGAAACAGTTACTATTAATAATATAACTCAATCAAATCCTGCAGAAGTTCAAATTGCAACTACTCATCAATTACAAGATGGACAACAAATAACAATTGCAGGTGTTGGAAGTTCTTGGGCAATTGATTCAGTTGTAACTACTGGTGGAACATTTACAGTTAGAGATAGAGGTAGTGTAAATTGGTATTTGTATAAAGAAGATGGAATAACTCCTGTTAATTGTACAACTCCTGGTGTAGGTGGTACGGCAACTCACGGAGTTGTAGTTCTTTCAAATGTACAAGGTTCTTTTGCTACAGGTGAAACAATCACAGGTGGAACATCAAGTAATACAGCAACTGTACAAGCAAATACATTAGGACGAAAAGGTGTAACTAATTTTGGACCAAGTGATGTTAAACAAATTGGTATGGCAGGTTCTCCAACCTATACTTCAGATGTAGCAACAACAGAATTAACTTTAACTGGAACAGTATCTAATACTGGTGGTCAAAAATCATTTACAGGATTTGGTACAAGATTTACAGATGAATTAAGAATTGGTGATAAAATTACATATACAACAGATAATAATTTACAAGAAACAAAAATTGTAGGTTATATTGTTAGTGATACATCTTTATATGTAACTTCCGTTTCTGGTGCAACATTAACTAAATCATCTTGTACTAGAGGACGTGGTGCAATAGATGACGCAAACAAAAACATTTCTATATTTGAAATGCCAAATGAAACTGTTAAGACTTTAAAAACGCAAGTTAATTCAGGAATTACTGATACAAACTTTTCTATACGAAGAGCATTTACAGCAACATTAGGATCAAATGGTGACGCAACTATAACATCAGGAACAAATGAAACATTTAGTGGATTAGCAGAAAAAGATTTTACTGTTTCTATTATGGCTATGGGTTCAGGTACAGGAGGTGAAGTTGGTGCTGTATTAAGTTTAAGTGGTACTAATCATTTAGCAGGTAATATATTTACATTAGGAGGTTCTCCAACTGGTAAAACTTTAACATTAAATTTTGGTACTGATTATGCAGGTCACAAAGTAAAAATTTTAGCAACAATTAATAGAGCAGTTGCAGGTTCTAAATCTAAAACTTTAAATAGTTCGCAAACAGTACAAATTAGTTCTCAATCAATTATAGAAAGTGGAACAATCGGTTTAGGTAGAGCAGATGTTTATGCTGTAGCTAGTGTTCATATGGCTGCTGATTTTAGTACAAATGCAACGACAAGTGATACAGATATTACAAATAGATTTAATGTAGATTCAGGACAAAGAGATAACTTCTATGATATTGGAAGAATTAAATTAAAAAATGGTGCATTAACACCTACAGGAAGATTACTAGTTACATTTAGTTATTTCTCACACGGTTCAGGAGATTACTTTGATGTAGACTCTTATTCAGGTGTTGTAGATTACTCAAATATACCAAGTTACTCTTCTGATACAACAGGAAAGAAATTTGAATTAAGAGATTGTTTAGATTTCAGACCTAGAGTAGATGACGCTTCAACAATAGATAGTGGCGCTCAAGACCGTTCTTATGATGGTACAGGTGCTTCTACAGTTGATATAGTTAAATTTGGAACAGATATTACTTCTGACTTTGAATATTACTTACCAAGAATAGATAAAATCTTTTTAGATAAAGAAGGAAACTTTAAAGTAGCTAAAGGCGCAAGTGCTTTAGTTCCACAAGTTCCAAAAACTTTAGATGGTGCAATGTTATTATATACTTTAGAAATACCATCTTACGTTTTATCTTTAGACGATATTAAAATCACTAAAACTGATAACAAAAGATATACAATGAGAGATATTGGTAATTTAGAAAATAGAATTGAGAGTATGGAATATTATACTCAATTATCATTGTTAGAAACACAAGCACAAAATTTACAAATACAAGACGCAAATGGTTTTGATAGATTTAAAAATGGAATCATTGTAGATAATTTTAGTGGTCATAATATAGGTGATGTTGGTAATACAGATTACAAAGCATCCATTGATATGGCGCAAGGTCAATTAAGACCTATGTTCAATGAGGACGCAGTTAAATTAATAGAAGCAGATGATGATGGTACTGCTATAACAGCAACTGATAGAACATCAGGCAATTATCAGAAGACAGGAGATTGTTTAACATTACCTTATACTGAAACAGCTTTAATAACACAACCTTTCGCAAGTAAAACTGTCAATGTAAATCCATTTGATGTATTTACTTGGGCAGGTACAATAGAATTAACTCCGCCTTCAGATGAGTGGAAAGAAACTGAAAGAGCTCCAGAGTTAGTTATCAATAACGTGGGAGGTTTTGATACTTTAGTTTCTGGTCTAGGCAACAATGCATTAAACGGTGTAGAAATTGGAACTGTATGGAATGATTGGCAAGATTTCTGGTCAGGTGCGACTAGGGATGTTTCAAGTAGACAAGTTGGTGGTGGAAGAAGTGGAAGAAGAGTATTTGCTGTTGATGAAATAGAAACTGCTCAAACAGTTCAACAAACAAGAACAGGATTAAGACAAAGATTAGTTCCTCAAGTAGTAAGAAATTCAATAGGCGATAGAATTGTTAATGTTGCTTTTGTACCATTTGTTAGAAGTAGAACAATAACATTTAATGGAACAAGAATGAAACCGAATACAAGAGTTTATCCTTACTTTGATAACATTGCAATATCAACTTATTGTACACCAACAGGTGGTTCATTAGGAGGCAATATTGTAACAGACGCTAATGGTGCGTGTTCAGGTACTTTTGCAATTCCTGATCCTACTAATAATGCAAATCCAAGATGGCGTACTGGTCAAAGAGTATTCAGATTAACAAGTTCAGCGGCAAATGATACAAGTTCAGATGTAGAAACTTCAGCAGAAGCAGATTATATCGCAAGAGGAATTTTAGAAACTGTACAGAATACAATTATTTCAACTAGAGAACCTAGACTTGAAAGACAAGCTACAACTGAAAACAGAAGTATTACAAGAGCGTCTACAAGACGAAGTGAAAGAACGGTTGGTTGGGTTGACCCATTAGCACAAACATTTATGATTGATGATGTTGGTGGAGTATTCTTAACTTCTGTTGATTTATTTTTTAGTACTAAAGATAGTAATATTCCAATTACAGTTCAAATAAGAGAAGTTGTAAATGGATATCCAGGATCAGTAATTGTACCATTTAGTGAAACAACATTAAATCCAAGTTCAGTAAATATAACTACTGATGGAACAACAGCAACTAAATTTACTTTTGCAGGTCCTGTTTACTTACAAGAAAACGTTGAGTATTGTTTTGTTGTACTTGCAAATTCAAATGAGTATAATGCTTATGTTGGAAGATTAGGTGAAACAGTAATAGGTTCTGATAGAACAATATCACAACAACCATATGCTGGTGTTATGTTTAAATCTCAAAACGGTTCAACTTGGACTGCTGAACAAAACGAAGATATTAAATTTACATTAAATAGAGCAGAATTTTCAAATGTAGTTGGTAGAGTTACACTTTGCAATGAATCATTACCAGCAAGAAAACTTAAAAACAATCCTATTAGAACAACGCAAGGTTCAGATGTAGTTAGAGTTTATCATCCAAATCACGGAATGCATAGTACATCAAACAATGTAACTATATCTGGAGTTCCTTCAGGAACATATAACGGATTGGCACATAGTTCTATTAATGGAACATATACGACTATATCAAACATAACTTTAGATAGTTATGATATACAAATACCAGGTTCTACAAACGCAAATACTTCAGGAGATATTGGAAGTAATGCTGTATATGCAACACAAAATAGATTGTATGATGTTATGAATTTAAATTTATCAACAATGAGTGTACCAGGTACAAATATATCTTATAAATTAAGACCTACAACTGGTCAATCAATACACGGTTCAGAAGCAGAATTTAGTACAGTATCAGTTGCAAACGCTGGTTCAGTAATTGCAAATGATAATATCTATTGTACTTCACCTAAAATGGTTGCAAGTCAAATAAATGAAACAAATGAAATGAACGGATTAAAATCTTTGTATGTAAATGTAGAAATGACAACTACAAATACTAGACTATCACCACTTATAGATTTACAAAGAGTTAGTGCATACACAATACAAAACAGATTAAATAGTCCAACATCAGGTAATACACCAGACTTTGTTGCTGATACTGCTCCAACTGGAAGTTCAACAGCAGGTGTATACTTAACTAGACCAATAGTTTTAGAAAATAATTCTACTTCTCTTGATATAAGATTATCAGCAAATGTCCGTTCAAGTTCATTAATTAGAGTTTATTATAGAACATCAGGTGGTTCTGAAACTAGAAAAATTGAAGATATGAATTGGTTGCCATTTAATTCAGATGGTAGCGAAGATATTACAATTGCTCCTGCAGAAGACGATTTAACATTTAGAGAATACAAATATTCAGCAAATGGATTAAATGATTTCACTTCATTTCAAATTAAAATTGTAATGAAAGGAACGATATCATCTTATCCACCAATTTGTAAAGATATGAGAGGAATTGCATTGGCGATATAAGAAAATGGCAAACGGAATATTGAAAGTTGAAGGACACGCAGATTTAATTAGGGATGTAGAAACTAATGCTATAGTTAGAACAAGCAACGAATATGCTGTTTATATGAGAAGAGTAAAACAAAGAGAAGAGAACGCAGACAAATTAAGAGGTGTGTGTTCCGAGATAAATAATTTAAAAAAAGAATTAAGAGAAATAAAAGATTTAATTAAGAAGGTTGTAAAATAAAATGGCTGCTAGACAGATATTACCAAATCAAACGTTAGAAGATTTAAGAGTTCAGTTTAATCTCTTATCTGCTGATGATTTTGGCGACATAGGAACGTTAGACCCTTCAATGTCAGCAACTAGTGTTATTGGTGCAGTTAATGAATTAGCTGGTCAAATATTTTCTGCTGCTGGTTGGAAGATGGAAGACGCCACTTCAACTGTACAAACAGTTGGTGCAGGTCAAACAGCTAGATTTCTTGGAACATCAAACCAAATAAATGCTGTTGTATCTTCTCCAGATATATTAACAATGTCATTAACAGATGATGTATCTATTACAACTTCTTTATCAGCTCCGACTGTAAATGCAGGTAATTTAACTTTATCAAGTGGTTATATTACAGACTCAAGTGGTATTATAAATTTTGATAATGAAAATATAACAACAACTAATGAAGTATCTGGTGGAACAGGTACTTTTGGAACAATTGTAGGTACAGGTGGAACTCACACATTAGGAACAGTTCAAGTTTCTGGTAATCAAATTTCATCTACAGATTCTACAGAATTAGTTATTAATGATAATTTACAAATTTTAGGAGATGTAAAAGCAAATAATTTTACTCCTTTATCAGGTGACCAAGTTACTATAAATTCTAATTTAGAAATAGGTCAGAATAAAGTTTTATTTTTTGAAGGTGCAACAAGCAATAGTTTTGAAACAAGTTTAACTGTAGTTGATCCAACAGCAGATAATATAATAACATTTCCTGACGCAAGTGGAACAGTTGCTTTAACAAATACAACAGGATATGCGACTAGTTCTATTTTTACATCTTCAGTATCTTTAGTAATATATAATTCAGCAGGGGTAGCGCAAAAGACTATTTTTGGTAGTGCGAGTTAGGAAAATTAATTATGGCTATACGAGCTCCTTTATATTATAGTGCAGGCAATTTGAAAGAAATGACTTCTGCCGAAGTCAATGAAATAATTTCACAAACAATCTATCAATATTCATTAGCACCATCTGTTTCATTATCAGTAGTTAGTTCTGGTGGTAGTATAGGATCAATAACAGATACAAGACAACAAGCAGGTATCCATTCAACAGACGCTTCATCTTTTCCTACCGAGGCAACAACAGCTGAACCTTCAACTGTAACTGTTACCTACGATAAAATAAATTTAACTAGAAATCCTGGTGGAGCTCCATCTGATACAGGAAAAACTTGGCCTTGTTTTAGAACACCAGCTAGTAATATTCAAGCAATGTCATTGCAAGATGTTAAAGATACTTTTCTTCATCCTGCAATAGATTTATTAGTAAGTTCAAGTTTAGGAACAGACCAAGGTGGAACGTATCATATTAATACTTCAAATAGTATTGCAGGTTCTACTTTAGTTGACGCAACACCAATTTTTGTAAATACTCAAGCAGATACATCTGCTTATTCAGCAGGAACAATTGGAGACCACGATTTGGATAATCCTACAACAATTCAAAATTATTATTTACATAAATTAGATGGTAATAATCAATCTACAAAAACACCACTTTATGTTACCGCTGCTAATGATTTAAGAGAATATGTAACAGCAGATTTTAATACTTTAATAGGTAATGCTCTTAAACATACTGCTGGTTCTTCAGCAGATGGTTATAAAATAACTTACAGTTATTCAACAGGAACAAATAGAGGTTCTGGTATGGCAGATACAATATTAACAGGTTCAGGAGATTATCAAACTCGTCAAGTTGGCGGTAATGATTATAGAGCGCAAGAATTTCCAAATGGTTCTGCCAATACAGCAAACACTTGGTTTTTGAAAATAAACAAGAGTTAAACAATGAGAATTTATTATGAAAATATTATTAACTGGTTCTGATGGATTTATAGGAAAAAATCTAAAGACATATTTAGAAGTAAGAAATCATACTATTATTGAGATAGACCGTAATAGTGGTAATGATTTATTAACCTGTGATTTAAAATATGATGTTGATTGGGTAATACATTTAGCAGGACTATCTGGTGTTAGAGATAGTTTAGAAAATTCTACCGAGTATTGGAAACAAAACGTTATCGCAAGTCAAAGAGTATTTGACCATTTCATAGACACAAAAATTTTATACGCAAGTTCAAGTACAGCATACGAACCCTGGAGAAATCCATATGCAATGAGTAAGTATTCTATGGAACAAATTGCACCAAAAAAATCTATTGGTATGAGATTTACTACGGTCTATGGACCAGGTGCTAGAGATACTATGTTGATACCTAGAATATTAAGAAATGATGTACCATATGTTAATACAAACCATTGGAGAGATTTTATTCACGTAGATGATGTATGCTCAGCAATAAATACTTTAATATCTTCAACTGAAAGTATAGTACCATTTGGAGATGTTATAGATATTGGTACTGGAGAAATACATAAACTAACTGATATACTACAATACTTTAAGATTGATACGAAAGAACAATTGGCAGATGAATCTGAAAGAATATTGAATAAAGCAAATATATCATTTTTAAAATCTTTAGGTTGGAGTCCTGAAGTGAATTTAAGAAAATATATAACAAAGAACAGGAGAACAAATTAATGATAACTAAAGAAAATTATATTACAGCAAGTTTTATAGATACTGAAAGAAAAAATATTGAGATTTTATTAAAGGATGGTGATAAAGTAAAATCACATATAGTTGAATATGATATGAAGTATCCAGTTTGTCAAGAGTTATTAAAGGTTTGTACTTTAGACCAACTTCACGAAAATACATATAATAAAAAGAAAGGTGAAAAAGCAGGATTTGAAGAAATGGTAATGAGAATTGCTAAAAAGGATGGATTAGTATTAGATGAAAAAAAATTATCTACACAATTTTATCCTTCTCTTGTTAGAGCAATTTTTCAAGATATAGAAAATGAAGACCACCTATTTGCGTTGAAGTTAGCATTATTTGAAATTGAAGAAATTAGAGATTCAAAAGATAGTGAAAGTAAAAAGAAATTAAGACAAGCTAAAACTAAAATTGAGGTATTGAAAATTGCTTTTGATTTAGTAAAATGAATATAGTATGTACAGGCAAACCTGGTGATGGATTATTACGTTATAGTTATGAACATTGTTGTTATCTTAATTCAGTAGGTATTAAAAGTCAAGTAATAATAATACCCAATCCTAAACACACAAAAGAAGATTATATAAAGGCGATTAAAGACCAATATAAGACTTACGAAAATATAATCTTTGACCATTACACACCAACTACAGATGAAATAACTTTAGTACTAGGTAGAAGTATGATAACTTTGCCATACCTAGATAAACACAAATATACTAAAGACCAATTATTAACTTTACATTTACTATTTAAAAATAATGTAATAGCACTTTATTCAGAAAATCATCCTAAAGACTATCCTTTGGCGTTAAAATATTTTAAAACTAAAAAGGTTTATGACTTATGCGACTACGAAGTTTATCCAAATGGTGTTGGTACACAATATGAAAAGATAATTAATTTTGATGTATATAAACCTATTAAAGATGATATTCAATTTAGATATTTGTTTTTAGGAACAAATGAAATATATTATAAGGAACTTGAAAAAGTAATTGATAGATATCCAGACCACGGCATTATAACTTATAATGAGAAGTGGATTAATCCTAAATTGAATAATTTATTTGTGCCTATATCAAATATACTAGGTAAATTTGAAACCTATGTATATACAAAACCTAATTTTGATCCTGCACCTAGACTTTTTGTAGAGTTTAGATGGTTAGGTAAAAATGTAGAGTATTTGAGAGATAAAAATATGAAAGATGGTGGTATAATATATTGGAATAGACCTGTGCCTACGGAACAGATATATTCTGCCAATATAAATATTCTTATTGAATTGATAAAGGCAATAAATGAAAAAGATATTATTAGTAAGCGGTTGTAGTAATACAGATAAGAATTTTGAATCAGCAGTACATCCAGAAATGGATTGTTCTTGGCCGAAGTGGCCCGAACTTTTAGCAAAAAAATTAGATATGGAGTGTGTCAATCTTGCTCATAATGGAGCGGGTAATGAATATATCTATTCAACTATATTAGAATATATATTAAAGACTAAAGACAAATCTCAAATAGGATTAGTTATACCTGCTTGGACACAATGTCAAAGAAAAGATTATCAAGAAAGTCATTTAGGTACTTGGCACCAAAAAAGAATTGATCCAGATGGAGATGTTTTTAGTTTTGTAAGAAAAGATTTAAGATATATGATAAGTTTACAATTAATATGTAAACTATATAATATTCCTCTTAAAATGTTTCAAATGATATCTTTGTTTGATGGTTTTATTACAGGATTATCAAAAACAGATGCTGAGGTTTATGAGAATAGAAACAATCCAAATTTTAAACGAAGATATAATTATAATTCAAAAAGTCTAACTAAAAACCTAGATAGATTAAAATGTAGTAAAATTATGCTTGAATATGAACCTTATATAAATGTAAAAGATTTTATAGGTTGGCCAACTTCACCAAGATTTGGTGGGTTTCACATAGAATCTAAAACATTATATAATGAAAATGAAGATTACATAGAAGATTTAATAGTATCTAAATTAGATGTACATCCTAATGGAAAAGGACACGAAAAAATAGCGGAGTTTTTATATGACTGGTTGGGATAGAGAATATTTAGCAAATAAAGAAGAGTATTTAAAAATCTTTGACGGTGCTATGCAACAAGAACAGGAACAAAATGTAGAGTTCCTTGAAAAGAGTCTTACTAAAATAACAGGTAGAAAATATGCTGTTGCTTGTAATAGTGGTACAGACGCATTACATTTTGCTTTAATTAGTTTAGGTATTGATTCTAGATATGATGTATTGACAACTCAATTTTCTTGGATAGCAACAGCGTCTTGTATATCTATGGTAGGTGCAAGACCTGTGTTTTGTGAACCTAATATTTTAACTTATCATATGGATTTAGATAGTATTAAAAGAATGTGGACGCCTAGAGTAAAAGCGATAGTGTATCCACATCTATTTGGTAGTATGTCTGATACAAAAGAGATATTAGATTTTTGTAAAGAAAAAGAAATTGCATTTATAGAAGACGCTGCTCAATCATTAGGTGCTAGTTTAAATGGTGTTCAGGCAGGTTCAATAGGAGATGTTAGTTGTTTAAGTTTCAATGCAAATAAAGTTGTTTCTGGTATTGCAGGTGGTGGAGCAATATTAACAGATGATAAAGACAAAGCAGAATTGTTTAGAAAGTTAAGAAGACACGGCAACAATGAAGTGTTAGGTCGTAACTCAAAAATGTTAATGCTTAATGCTTGTTTTATTAACTTTAGATTAAAGAAGATGAACGAATGGATATCTAAAAGACAAGAGATAGCAAAACAATATGATGAACAATTAAAAGATTATGTGACCATACAACCTACAACAAATGGTCTTAATCATAACTATCACAAATATGTTATTAGATTGCAGAATAAAAAAGTAAGAGATATGGTTAAAGATAAACTAGGTGCGAAAGTACATTATGATAAACCTTTGTCTGAAAATACTATGTATAAAAAAATTGCTCATAGAAAAGATAAAACTTTTATTAGTAAGATTATTTGTGATACTATATTAACGTTACCTATACACCCTTATATGAAACAAGAAGAGATTGATGAAGTTATTAATACAATTTTACTTTGTTTAGAATATGAAGAAAATAAGTTTGTAAAAAATATGAAAAAAGTATTAGGTGACGATTTATTTGACAAGAGTTTAGTTAACGAAACAACTGAACCAATTTATGATTATATTGTAGAGAAGACCTATCAAACACCAGGGTATATTGAAGAAGTTGAATTTAAAAATAAAAGAAAGTTGAAGATAGCATTTAATAAATTTTATGAAAACATTACAAGAGATACAAGATAATTACTTAGCAATAGATTTTTTCTTATCTATGTCCTGTAATAAGGATTGCCACTATTGTACAAGTTATACTTTAGAAATGAGAAACTTGACAGTAGATATGGATTTTCTAAAGAGTACTTTAGAGAAGTTAAAGAATTATAAAATTAGAATATGCCTATTAGGAGGAGAACCTGGTTTAATTAAAAATTTAGATAAAGTTATTGCAGAAATTAAAAAGTATCCTAATTTTGTTTGTTCAGTACTATCAAACTCTTTTGTTAGAAAGAGATATCCTGAAGTATTAGAAGATAAAGAAATACTGTATGTTGAACATAATATATTAGATTTTTATGAGGATGAGGTAAAGATGTTAGGCAATTTTGATTTTATACCTGAAAATGATATGAACAATTATAATGTTGTTTTAAAATCACCTAACTATTTTAAATACAAAGACAATCATAAAGAAGTAATAGAAAAATTAAATCATAAGAATACTATGTGGAAAGCATTTAATGGTAGGTCACCAGAGTTTACAGATGTTATACAAGCAGATGAAATAGATAGAAAGATGTGTGCTTCTTTTCCAATGGTGCCTGTTATAGATTTTGAAAAGAAACATATTGTACATTGTAGTAAAAAGTTTGCAAACAATAAAGAACTATCTAAAACTTTTGCATTGACTCAAGAAAACGTTGATAAGATGATGAACTTTAGATTATTTAAATATGAAAACTATTGTAAGACTTGTACTGAATGGGTACAACCGAAAGGGCATTTTCCTATGAGAAAATATGCAAAGTTATTAAATGACTAAAATATTTGCAATAGCATTAAATCTACACGACCATAATACCTATAATGGTGTATGGCATAATCAAAGAGAAAGATTTACTAGATTTAAACATAATCTTCCTTATGAGGTAGACTCTTATGCTCATCAAGAATTATTAAATACAGGTGATTATAAATTAAATAATGAATTTGTTAAAGACTATTTTAGAAAACAAGAGGGCGCCGTGTTAGCTTTTTCAATGACAGTTGGTGGTATTAGAATGTGTAAAGATATAATACCAAAAGAAGTATTAGATTATCAACCTACACACTTATGGGATCATTATTTTAAAGATGATATGTATTTTATAGACCATCATCAAGCACACGCTACTTATGCGTATATTAATTCTGGATTTGAAGAATCTGATATAGTTGCTATTGATGGTATTGGTTATAAATTTAGATGTATCTTTATTGATAGAAATAAACAGATAATAGATTTATCAAAAGAATTACCTATCGGTTGGTTATGGAATCAAATGTCTAAACTAACTGGATTTGGTTCGTTAGGTGCAAGTAAATTAATGGGGTTAGTTGGTTATGGAAAATTTAATCAATATTATTATGATGTATTTGAAACAATAGTTGCTGGAGATGTAAAAGAAAAGAAATATAAAATTCACGAATTGATTAACATAAAAAAATATGGTCGAGAAGATTTGGCATTTACTTTACAACAATTTACAAATGATAAAATTAAAGAACATATCTATCCACTTAAAACTTGCGACAATCTTTGTTTAGCTGGAGGAGTTATATACAATGGTTATTTAAATGAAGAGTTTACAAAACATTATAAAAATGTTTATATACCACCTGCTGTGGGAGATGAAGGACAAGCATTAGGAGTTTATCAACACGCTGATTATGTATTGAATAAGAATAAACATAAGACAGAAACTTTTGCTGGAAGAGAACACGAATATATTGGCAATTCAATTATGAATATTGAAGATGTTGCTCAAGAAATTGCTAATGGAAAAATAGTAGGTTGGTTTCAAGGTAAATCAGAAAGTGGTAACCGTGCATTGGGTAATAGATGTATATTAGCAGACCCTAGAAATCCTAAAATAAAAGATATTATTAATCATACGATAAAAAAAAGAGAAGACTTTAGACCTTTTGCGCCAGCAGTATTAGAAGAACATTATCAAGAATACTTTGATACAAATAGTCCTAGTCCTTATATGTCAAGAATATGTAAAGTTAAATCTGATAAAGTGCCAGGCATAACTCATAGAGATAATACTGCTAGGATACAAACAGTTAATAAACAATTTAATGAAAAGTTTTATAATCTTATTAATGAGTTTTATAAGATAACAGGTATACCAATGCTATTAAATACTAGTTTTAATTGCCACGAACCTATTGTTGAATCACCAGAAGACGCAATTAGAACTTTTAAAAAAACAGAACTAGATATATTAGTAATTAACAATTGGATAATACGAAAATGAATTACTTTGATACACTAGAAAAGAAAAGAAAACATATAGCAAAATATAGCGATAAAATACCACCAAAAGAATCTGTTGAAAGAGCATTATGGAAGGCGTGGAAAACAACACCAGGTAAAAACAATGCAATGGCATATCAAGCATTAGTTTGGGGACCTGATAAAGAATTAGAAAAAGAAGCAATCCATAGATTGTGTGTAAAAAATCATAGGGATGCTGAAAATAGAGCAGTAAATTTGAAAAGGATGAATAAAACACAAGGAGGTGTTGTCAATCCTTTCTATGAACATATAAAATTAAATCCATATTTAATTACTATACATAGTAGATTGGCAAAACCAAATCGTTATTATAGAGAACAAGTTGAAAAAGGACATTATTTTGACCAATCATATGATGTTGAATTTATAATAGATTCAGTATCAGTTGAAGTAGGATTATTTGTAGGTAATTTAGGATATTATTTACTAGAAGAAGGATTAGATATATCTTACAATTCTTGTTTTAAAAGAGAAGTAAAAGATTGGCACAAAGTTGGTTTAACTATGGTTGACCAAAGACCTATAACAATGATAAGTTGTGGTTATGCAAAACGATATAGGGAACAAGATATGAAAATTTGGGGTAAATTGGATTGGGACAAAAAACCTGAAATAGAGGAAATAGTAAAATGGATATAGATTTACAATTATTTAAAAATATAATGCAGGAGGGAAGAACTAATACAGACCTATTAGATTCATATAGTCCTAATCAATTTAAATCTAAAGAAAGAATGGTTAAACTTATTAGGGACCAATTAATAGTTTCAACTAATTCAGAAATAGTAATCTTTGGTTGTTGGTATGGTAGTATATTAATACCTGCATTTAAAGAGGTAAAAAGAATTACTGCTATAGATATAAACCCTACAACTATTAGTATTGCTAAAAATAGATTGTTTAATCATTATAAGAATGTAGATTTTATATGTGATGATGTGTTTAAATGGGCGTCTGATTCAAGTAGAATTAAAAAAACTAATTTGATAATTAATGCGTCTTGCGAAAATATGAAATCAATGAAAGAATTACATTTAGACACAAATGCTTACTTTGCTTTTCAATCAAATGATATGTATGATAACCACGATAGTGTAAATTGTGTTAAAGGTTTAGGTGAATTTAAATTACAATTACCAAATAATACCAAAGTATTATTAGAGGATAAAATACAAGATGATAGAGGCACTAGATTTACATTGATAGGAAAATATGAAAGTAATTTATAGTCTTTATGTTGATGTACCTGCAAAGGAACATTACGGACAATCCAAACAAGAATGTGATACTGTAGCTAAAGCAAAAATAACTGTTAATGCATTTAAAAAGCATTATAAAAGATTAGTTGATACTAAGCGCAGATATGCTAAATCCATAGGTGCAACTTTTATTATGTTTGAAAATGATAAACGTTATAAGACATATGAAAAAAATCTACGTAAAGACTTTCCTCAATTAACAGGTTATGAAATAGTTAATTTCTATAAGATACATTTACTATATGAATTAGCAAAAAAGTATGATGAGATTTTGTATTTAGATTTTGACGCTATACCATTAACTACTGATTCATTTTTTGATGTATGGGATGTAAAAAATCATATTGCTGTTTATAATCAAAACCATATGGTTAATAAACATACTATCAACGAAATCAGACATAGTATTAGAAGTCCATCAGCAAAGTATTTCAATTGTCAAGCAATGCTTTTAGACAAAAATCTTGACCCTAGAAATGATGTTATTAATACTGCTATTATTGGTGCTTCAAAAGAACAAATTTTAAAACTAGATTTTTTTGGTGGGTTTAAAGATACGATAGATTTAATGACAAAGTTAAGAACTGACAAGAGTGGTTTGTATCCACAAAATATTCTTAATATGTTTAGGTATGATAATGAAACAATCTTTTCATATAAAGTAAATGTAAATAAAGTTGGTATACAATGGTTGGATAGAAGATGGCATTACTTCTTTGATACTCAACATTTTATACCAGATGAAACAAAGATAGTACACGCTGTCTGTAAAGACTTTGAT